GGCGGAGCATAGCCCTGCATGGTCACGCCACCCGACTGGCCCGGCCGACGGATGGTCATAGGGCGGCCTTTGCCGTTGAGCTGGCGGCGGCGGCGGTCTGTGCGGTAGCTCATCAGATCGGCCCGTCTGATGCCAGAGGCAGATTGTCGATCACAGCCAGAGCATCAGGCGGGATTGAGCCCGCGAGAGGATCAAGAGCCTGATAGACTGTATTGCCCACTCCCTGCTCAGACTCAGACTTGATTGCCTGATCACGCCCGGCTGAATGGTAGAGACTGCAAACAGTGCTAAGGCAGGCCCCGGCAATATCATCCGGCAATGGCAGAGGTTTGCCGGGCAGCATGCCGGATGCTGTTCCGGGGTCATCCATACCAGGCACGAGGTAGCCAGCCGTGTAGCTGACTGTGACCTCATGCGGATAATGCCGTGCAGGCCAGCCACGCCAGCAGGCCAGCCCCGGCGCGCAGATACGCGCCAAGTTGCGAGATACATCCATCTCATCCAGAGGACCTGCCCAGGACTGGCCCTCCACTGTGATGGACTGGATACTGACAATCGGCCCGTTAGAGAGGTTAATCCCCTGACCATGGCGATGGATGCGCAAGCGCTCCGCATAACCCTGTAGAGCCAGAGGCCTGCCGAGACGCCTGACCAGCAGAGACGAGGCCTGACTGATCAGGATGGTCAGAGCAGGATCTTGCTCATCATTGGAGATAGCCAGGAGAGATTTTACGGACTCCAGCGTGACCAGAGCCGTTTTTTCTGCTGGTGCGGTGACTATGGTTGTCACTTTGCTTCATCCATTAAAAAAGGCCACCCGAAGGTGACCTTATTTCTGTTTTCCCGTGTCATCTGCGGGCGGGTTTTCGTCGCCATCGGTTTTGCCGGGTGGCGCATCCTGCTTTGCAGGCTCGGCAGGCTCAAACGGCTCTGCGGTGCCCTTTTTGGCGGAGACAATGGCATCCGCCACCCCATCCGGGAAAACCGCAATATCGCCCGCGTTGTAAACACTGCCGATACCGCTGCAACGGGCGGTAAACTTCACTTTTTTCATGGCTTTACTGTCCTGCCACTGCACCGGGGAACCATGCCGCGCCAGTCAGGCAGGCGATGGCGGTATCATACCGAGCACCCAGATCCACGGCCTCAATCACACGGATCAGGGTTTCGTCATTCTGGAATGCAGACCGGGCTTTACCATCAGCATCCACGTAACTGGCATCCGTGCTGACCGCCAGCGTGGTCTGCAAAGCATCGCCAACCATGATCTGGCTAAAGTCAGCAAAATAGACCTCTGACTGGTTGCCAGCAGTGCCCAGATTGTCTGGCACGGACGTGGTGCAGGCATACGGATACGCACCAATCCGGCCCTCAGCAATTTCCGGGAACGCCAGCGCGCCAGTTGAGGTCTGGAGCTGTGACAGAAATTCCACCAGCGTAGGGTTGATGATGTAGCCGGCGTTGGTCATGGGCACATTGTTTTTGGTGAGGCCGAGACGCAGCTTTCCCAGGTCATTGCGGACATTCTGGACATTGACCGTGGCATTGGCCGCAATGATATTGGCTGCATTTGCCAGATACCGCAGGCCGTTAGGCGCAAACTGAGAGCCCTGACCACGGATAAACTGCTGGTCCTCTGCCAGAGCAACCTCCCGCACGACGTCATTCCGGACCAGCGTATCGGTCTGGATGGAGTTATAGCGGAGCAGATCGTTAGAGATCGGCACGAGTGCTGCCAGTTTTTTTGCTGTCAGCGCCACGACGCCTACAGTCGGAGCAGAGGTCGGGATTGCGCTGCGCTCACCAACCCACTGCGCACTGGAAACACCTGTCTGCTTACGGGTTGTCAGGTTACCGTTGGGCATCGGCACCGAGAGCGCACCCATTTTGCGGACAGCGACCATGGGACGCAGCGCATCAATCAGATCGGATGAATAGGCCGTGTTGACCAGGAAACCGCCCTGAGTATCCACGGACTGCTGCATGTTATCAGCGGCAGAAATGGCAAAAGCGGTTCCCCAGGTCTTTTCTGCATAATCGGAAACAGCAGCCATGCCGCCATGCCCTTTGGTCGCGGCCACAGCCTGCGTCAGACGGGCAAAACGGATGCCGGGCTCCAGCGCCACAGCGGGCTGGGCAGGGACGGTTGCACCGGGATTGCCAGCCGGAAGAGGCGCAATCGGGCGGGCAGAAACCGCACGGCGGCGCTCCATATCCTGCTCACGATCAAGATTTGCCGTCAGACGGTCATCTTCCGCGCGCATCGCGTCATACTGAGCCTGCTCAGCTTCCGTCAGGTCACGGTCATTGTCTGCCGTCGCGGTTGCCAGCAGGGCATCCATTGCGGCGATGTTTTCCGACTGCCGGGCGCGCAGTGCGGTAATACGGTCGGCCATATCAGCTTCCTTGTGCTTTTTTCCGGCGCGCTTCCAGATCGGCCATTGCCTGCGCACGTCTGGGGTTGGTTTTTGCCGGGGAGGGGAGAGGGGTTGATGCACCGAGGCGGGCGATGGTATCCGCCAGCGTCCCGGTGCTATCGGCCATACCGGCTGATATGGCGCTTTTCGCCACTTTCAGGCCGCCCTGACCGAAATTCTGTTTGACAGCATCCGTGCTGATGCCACGGCCTTTGGCAATCGTGCTGATAAATACTGCCTCAATATCGTCCAGCACCGCGCGGATCTCGGCCTGACCATCATCAGACGAGAGGTCTGGCCGCTTATTGGGTGCATTGGAGCTGACGATATCAAACGACATGCAGCCATCTGCGCCCGGCTGGACCTGCTGGGAACCGGACATCACCACGCCTATGGAACCGGCCATAGCTGTAGGGTCCATGACGATGCTGCCCGCCTGACTGGCCAGCCAGTAAGCCGCAGAGGCAGCCATGCCCGACACATAGACCGTGACTGGTTTGCTGCTGGCCGCAATCTGCTGAGCCATGGCGTTGATTCCTGTGGTGACACCGCCAGGACTATCCACAACCAGCAGGATCTGGCTGACAGCATTACTGGACTGGAGTGCCGCAAAATCAGACGACAGACTGGCCAGATCAGATGCGCCGGAATACGCGGTCATCATGTTGGCGCGCGGGAAAATCGGCCCCATGATCGGCAGCGTTGCCACGCCTTGACGGTTGAGGGTGGCGCGGTTGGTGCCTGCCATTTTGTCGCCTGTGTCAGCCACGGCGGAGAGGATCTGCTGATACCGCTCCGCATGGCCATCAGCACGCAATGCCTCCACAGCGGGAGCCTCCAGAGCGCGGGCGGCAATGGCCTCAATCGCGCCCAGATGTGCGGGGAGGATCGCCCAGGGCTGCGCCCTGATCGCCGCCAGTGCATAATATCGTGTCATGATCAGGCTCCGGGTGGCTGAGCTGGCGCAGGCTGCCCAGCAATACCCATGTTGATGGGCTGCCAGCGCTGCTGGCCTGTATCGTCACCCACCGGGTTGAGGTTAAAATTACTGCGGGCCTCATCTGTGCTGACGACACCGGCATTACGCAGCGCAGAGATACCCTGCGCACGATCCAAGAATCCGCCCTTCACGAGGTCAGATGGATCATGGGAAAACAGGCACCCAGAGGCCGCAAAGGCATGCGTTGCGCTATCTGCCACCCGCGCGAAGTGCGGTCCAAGGTGGTAAATGACAAATTCCAGAGACTGCTGCTCAATATTGCCAAAAGTTGCCTTAGACAGCTCAAAAATCAGATGCGGCGGCACGCCCCAGGCACGGGCAATATCCATCACCTGCATGGTGCGGGTTTCTACGAGCTGCCCATCTTTGTTATTGATGGGCATGTAGGTGGCCTTGAGATTATCCCCAAGGACGACTGGCTCACCGGCATTGCTGACACCCGAAACACTAGCCTTCCAGTCTGCCTTAATGGCAGATCTGAGCTCAGGTCCTGCTTTTTTTTCGGTGGTCAGAATTACTGGCGGTTGGCCATTGTTGCGCCAGTAGTTCTGGACATAGGCTGCCGTGGCGATGCTCTCTCCAAAAGCTTCCCGCATGTAGGCTATGGGGTTGAGCCCTTGCAGGCCATTCCGGCTCATACCCGTGACGGCCCAGATATCCCGCGACGGGAACCGCTGTGAGGTGCCGTCCGGCAACGTGGCGTCATAAAACATGGTCTGGCCAGTTGCCTGGTCAAACGACTGGTAGACCTGCACAGCAAATGGGTCCAGCCGGGTCAGCGCTACGGGTCTCATAAACTGATCCCGTGACACATAGGCGTAAAAATTGCCCGCCATCAGGATATCGCTCATGAGGATTTCCCGAAAAGCGTAGCGGCTCTGGGCATCGTTTGGCCGCCCGTTCATCAGACTGTAAAGCGGATCATTCAGCAGGCGGTGCGTTCCGCCATTGTCATGTCTGCAATAGTGTAGCGGCACCATGGCAAAAACGCCTGACAGGATACGGATGGCCTGCATGACGGCTGGCAGAGAGAGCGTGGTGCGCTCATTAACCATCATCCCGGTACGGGACGGGCCGCCTAATGAAAACTCATGCCATGGGCCGCCAGTCTGGAAACTATCTGCCGGACTGGAGGATTCCGCAGCAGCAAGCAGACGCGGTTCCCGGCGGATTTTTGATGATGCGCCGCCATCGCCGCCCAGCATGCTGAGAAAACCCATGTTTACATCCCATTATATACGAGTTCGGAATCATCCTCCCTAAGCGCACTGCCAATCCCCATGATGAGCGCAACTGCGCCATCAATCTTGTTTTCTGGCCGCTCTTTGCGGGGGTAGATGTTGTCTTTTGCGTCTGTGTGGCAGACCACGTTGGAAATGCACCACGCCAGGACGGGATTGCCGTCATGGTGCAGCCGCCCAGAGAGGACAAGCGCCTCCAGTTCCTTCATAGCCTCAGAAAAATTCTGCACCGTTTGGCGATATTCCACCATTGGCACGTCTTTTTCTGTCATTCTTTGAGCCAACTGGGTGGCTTGCCACGGGTCATACGGGACGCTTCTGAGGTTAAACGCCTCTGCATCCGACTGGATGTCCGCCTCAATCAGGGCGAAATCAATCACATCGCCTTCTGTTGCCTGTATCCAGCCATCGGCCACCCACCCCTCATATTGGGCATTCCCGGACTCACTAACTTGCCGCTCCGGCAGGTAAAACCCTGAGAAAATGTAATAGTGAGCCTCGCCCCCAATCTCACGCTCGAAAACCTTAAGTCTGGCCGCCAAATCGACCTTACTGGCCAGATCCAGCGGCATGATTGCGCTCTCGCCCGCAAAATCCTCAACAGAGAGGCTATAATCTGCACACCGATCCCACGCCCGCATATCCATCCATGCCTGATCGGCGTTAACCCACAGGTTGAGATGCTTGGTTTTGAAACCATTTTGCGCACTGGCCAACTGCATGGCTTTATGCGCAAGGCCAGCCACATAGTCCGGCATGACCGAGATACCCCAGTTCGGGTTGGCTTTTTGCCACACCCGCTCATCTGTCCAGTCGTCCTCATCATCCAGCGTGTAGATAATGCCGAACTGCTGGTCATCATTCGCCACGTCACCCTTGAGCTTGTAGGGGTTATCAGGCCACTGAGCCAGCACCCCGCGCAAAATCTGCGTGATATAGCTGCGGATCTCATAACAGACCCCGGATCGGTTAAAACCAGCGGTTGTGATAGCCCAGATCAGGGACTGGTCACGTTTACCTGCCCCGGTTTCGATAACCTCATACACCTCCCGCGTTTTATGGGCATGCAGTTCATCCAGGCATCCAAAATGGATATTCAGGCCGTCCTGCGTCTCACCATCACGCGAGAGCGGCCGGAAAATTCCGTCATTGGCACCGCAGAGGATGTAACGGACCTGATTATCCAGCCCGTAATGCCGCACCATGTCCCGGCGCTTTTTGGTCATGCTGCGGGCATCACCAAAAACAATCTTTGCCTGGTCACGAGTAGTGGCCGCCGAATAGACTTCCGGACCTGCCTCGCCATCTGCGGTGAGCATGTAAAGCGCAACACCGGATGAAAGGGTGCTTTTGGCGTTCCCACGCGGCACCTCGATGTAGACGCGCCGGAACCGCCGGAATCCTGTTTTTTTATGGACCCAGCCGAATACCACAACCAGAATGAAGCACTGCCAGTCCTCCAGCTCTATCAGCTCACCGTTGCGCGCCTTTGGCCCCTTGATATGGGGCATCAGTTCCAGAAATTCGCAGACCCGCTCAGCAGTCGGCTTAACAAATTTGTAGTCGAAGTCTTTCTTTTTGGAACGCTCAAGATCCTGCACATGGCGAATACACGCCGCCACGACCCACTGGCATGCCGGTATTTTTTTGGCGACCACATCCCTGATGTAACGCTGAGCCTGCGCTACATAGGGGTGCTTGGCCATTGAAGAGCTATCCTTGCTGGTCGAATTTCTGGAATGGGCTGAACAGTTCTCCCTGGCCAATATTGCCCAGGCGCAGACGCGCTACAGGAGAGAGACCAAATTCAGAGCCGACAGAGCGCATGAGCCGGATTGTCTCAGCGACAATCGCAACCTCAGGCAGCGCACGGCGCATCGTGCCTTGCTTGCCGTGTGTCTCGTATGTGTCTTTGCCCTCTTCTTTCAGGGCATCTTCTGCGCGCCGCCAGCGGGCATAGGTCTGGCAGTATTGCTCCACGGCATGATGGTCCAATACCGTGAACATCTGGAGCTTGACCAACTCCGGCACCAGCTTTTCCCATGCCTCGACCGCGTAAGCGTCAAGATGGTCTGGGGGTGGAGCATATTCTGACGGGAGCTTAAGGCCGTCCTCGCGGATAGCTCGTTTTCCGGGATTGCCGCCGACAACTTGCAAGTGAGTTGGCTTTGGTTTCCGACCTTTCATGTTGGCATCCTCATGCGTGTCCGCAGGAGGGTAACTATCTGACCTCCCTGTGACTTTTTCCTTCAATTTCGCGGGTATGAAAATTTGCCCATGGCGCGGTCCGGGTGCTCGAAATCCCTAGAGATTTGATACCCCCCACCCCAGCCGGGGCCGGATTAGGCCAAAACACCAAGAAAATGGCTGTTTTCCGCCATTTTTTAGCAGGACCCGAGCGCGATTTTAGCTGTTCCACGAATGGTCCCGGCTCGTCCTGGACGAGTGATGAGACTGACAAAGCGTGCGTAAATTGGCCAAATTCAGCCGTTTTTCTGGGTTTTTTCGCACGCTTTCGATGTGATCGACATTGAGCCGGTCGGTCGGAGTGCGGCATCCCGGCACACAGCAGCGGGGATGGAGAGCCAGATGCATGGCTCGGACCCGTTCCCAATCTGCGTCATAACCACGCTGACGGGATGTGCCGCGCTGCTGGTCAAATTCCTTCCGCCGCTGCACCTCAGGCTTCCACCCACGCGGGCGGTGCATAGGGCTGCGCTTGGGCATTTTTCAGGCTCCGGAATGGGTAATAAAAAAGGCCGCGCACCCCGTAGGCTGCACGACCCCTAATCATGACGTTCAAAACACTGCATTTTGGTAAGTTTGGAAAGTAAAAAATGCAGTCAGGTGTAATTTTTTTTCGTGATCACGCTGAGACCCGCAGAAAACCAACCTTTTGCGGTTACGTGGCTTATGCCCATTTTGCTGCCGATCACACGCCAACTGTAGCGGTGGCGGCGTGATATCGGGTTGATCATCATCCACAGCAGTACCACGCGGCGGTGATTCTCGGCAGGGATGCCTGCCACCCAGTTAAGCGCCTCATCCATGCGGCTGATCTTGGCGGCGGACGGAATAGGAGGGCGGATGATTTCATCTCCCGTGATGGAGAGCAGATCATCCAGATCCATCAGCGTATCACGCCATGCAGACACACGGGTGGATGGCGCCAGATCACGAGCGGGCAGGGATGCCAGCGTGAGGCCAGCCTCAAACAGACGTGCCTCAGCATCCGCCACGATTTCAGCGGCGGTTTCCGGACGCGGCCTCATGCAGCAGACCTGGCGAGGTAGTCAGCGATGACTGGCTGCGGGCCTTTGCCGCCATCACGCACCCAGTTGCGCATCGCCTCTTCCCAATCACGCTCTGCTGCCTGCTGGACAAAGGTTTTCGGCGCTTCCGGCACCGTGCCGGAAGCAATGGCCTCACAGACGGCCTTGGCAAAATAGCCCATATGTGGGGCAGGTTTGCCCTTGCTACGCTGGCGCTCTGCAATGCGCGTGACCTCAGCAATGACGACACGCTCAATTTCTTCCGCCGTCAGGCCCTTGCGCAGACCATCCGCCGCCCACTGCCGTGCCGCTGACCAGTTTTGCAGGCTACGGGCGGGATCAAACCCGGCGGCGTCAAACGCCTTTGGCCCGATGCGATTATACACCGCGTCAATCTCAGCAGCAGATGGATCTGCCAGCTTAGCTGTATGATAACTATCGTTATCAGCTTTAGCTTTAGCTAT